AAGAGCTAACAAAAGAACATTAGCTAAACTAATAAAATCAGATCATCTACAAATAAACAAATATTTTGAATAGAAAAGTTTATATATACGGTTTATTAGAAATAGGTACTGAAGAAATTAGATATATAGGTAAATCGGTTAATCCTCTAAAAAGATTTAGAGAACATAAAAGACTTATTAAATCTAAAAGAATTAATAAATTAAAGTCTTGGTTAATGTCTATTGATAATCAAGTTACTATTAAAATAATAGAAACAACTGATGAAAATAACTGGGAAGAAAGAGAAAAATATTGGATAAAATATTATAGAGATAATAATTATAATTTGTGTAATATACAAGATGGTGGTATAGAAATTCCAACTTCTTATAATAAATTAGATAAAAAATATAAAGATCAAATTAGAAAAAAATTAAAAAATAACAAACCTCCTTCTAGAAAGGGTGCTAAAATGCCAGAATCTGCTTTAAAAATAACTTTAAAGAATTTAAAAGATAAAAAACAAGCAATATTATTATATGATATAAATAAAAAATTTATAAAAGAATTTGTAAGTATGATAGAAGCTAAAAATTATTTAGGTTGTAATAATACAGCAAATATATCTAGATGTTGTAAAAATAATAAAATAAAAGGATGTTTACATCATAAATACTATAATCATTATATAATATATAAATAATGTTAAATAATAAATATATATCAGTAAAAACAATAATAGCGAAAATTTATCGTGATTTAGATTTAAAAGAAGAAGAAGCATTTACTAACTTTATTGAATGGTGTGCTGAAGCATTAGATTTTATACATGTATATCCTCAATATAATATTAAACAAATATGTTTTGAAGTAACTGCATATAAAACAGAATTACCTTATGATTTTATTGGATTAGATCAGATAGAATATGAAGGTATTAATCTTAGAGCAACAAATAATTCATTTGGTCCTATACAAGATAATGCTGTTATAGGAAGATATTATACTCCTTATTCTTATAACCAATCTAAATTAGAAAATGTTGTATTTGTAGATCCAAATAGTACTAACTATTTTAGAGATGGTTATTCTTTTAAAATAGAAAATGGTTGGTTAAAAACTTCTTTTAATGAAGGAGAAGTTCATTTATCTTATATATCACAACCTATGGATGAAGAAGGTTATCCTCTAGTTCCAGAAGATGCTTCATTTAAAGAAGCTTTGTATTGGTTTATAGTATATAAATATTTATATCCAAAAGCATTAAGAGGAGAAATTAGTGCTAGTTTTTATGATGATGCTTATAATAAATGGCAATGGTATTGTAATCAAGCTGGTGCAGAGGCAATGATGCCTGATCTTAACACATTAGAAAATATAAAAAGATCTTATTTATCATTAAAAATAAATCCTTATTTATTTAATAACTTCTTTAATAGTTTATAATGGCTCAAGCTAAATCAACTAATCAATTTACCAAAGGACTTACTTTGTCTTCTGATTATGTAAATAATCAAAAAGATACATATTCTTATGCGTTAAATGCTATTAAAGAAGATGCATTAAATGCTCCTACAATTATAACTAATGAAAAAGGATTTTCTTCTTATTTAGATTTAGGATATAATTATATATTATTAGGTTCTATTTATTTAGGTAAAGAAGATTATATATTGTTTATTAAACATACAGATGGTGCTATAACAAAATTTAATAAAATAATTCTTTATAGAGATGGTATAGTTTCTACTAAACTAGATGATATAAATTTAAATTTTAATAATGAATATGTTATAAGAGGAACTTATAGAATTAACTATAAAAATGAATTTATTATATATTGGGTAGATGGTTTAAATGAAGATAGATTTCTTAATATAGATAATGGTGCAACTATTACTGATTTAGATCAGTTATCTATTGATATTAAATATATACCAGCAGTACTTCAATCTAGAACAATAAGTGATAATGATGGTTCTTTAAAAACAGGAGCTTATGAATTCTTTGGTTCTTATATATCAGAAGATAATGCTACTACTCCTTGGTTTACTTTATCAGGAACTCCAAGTTATATAATAGATGATAATACACAAAAGTTATCACTTACTGATTATGTAAGTGTGGATGGTTCTGATAGTGGTTTAATAACTACTAAATCAATTGATTTAAATCTAATTGGTTTAGATTCTAATTTTAATAGATTTAGATTAGGTATTATTAAAACAATCAATGGTACATCTACAGGATATTATGTTGATAATATATCATATTTATCTTCTACAAAAACTATTAAATATAGTGGATTTGCAGAAGAAATAACAGTTGGTGATATAAATCAATTTGTTGTAGATCCTGTAAGATACTATGCATCTAATGCTATTACTCAATCTGGTAATAGACTACTTAGAGCAAATACTAAGTCTTCTAAATTTACTATAGACTATCAATCTTTTGCTAATAATATAGTAACTGATTATTATATAGAAGAAGAATTGGTTATGACTATGCAAAATTCTACTGATTATGATGTAAGATCAGAATGGTGGAAATCTGCTAATACAAAATATAGCGATAAAAAATCTCTCATGAGAGATGAAGTATATAGTGTTGGAGTTGCCTTTGGATTAATAGAAGAAGGTATTGAAACACCAGTATATCATATTCCAGGAAGAAAACTAAATGTAGTTCCTCAAAATTTATATGTAGAACAATATTCTAATAGTACTAATCCTGCATTAAACGTATGGGATACAAATCCTATTACAGAAAATGGTGAAACAGTACCTAGATGGAAAGTAGAAAATACAGCTTTATTGTCTACAGATGGTACACATAAAAAACCTGCTTATTGGGAATCAGAAGAAGTATATCCAAATGGTTTTAATTTGCCTATTACAGGCTCTACAAACAACGGAGCGGGTCTTACTAATGTAAGACATCATAAAATGCCTTCAACTGCCTTAGAACCTCTCTATAGAAGAGAAGAAGTAGGTAATGTATTTAGTTTCTACAAAAGAAACTTAGGTCTTAAATTTACTAATATAGTTATACCAGATGAATTAAAAAATAACATAGCGTATGTTAGATTTTATATTACTCCTAGAACTACAGAAAGTAACAAATCTATTATTGGAAAAGGTATATTTAGTAACTGTAGTTTAAGTAAAATAGATTTAGCTCCTGGTTCTGGTGGATTAGAAGGTGGACCTTTTACTACTAATCAATGGGTTGTACCTGTTATTCCTTATAATGACTTAGATGACCCTTTAAATAGTGCTGTATATAATGAAGCAAAAGGAACTAATACTTGGAATACAACTACAAATCATTATCATTCTTTTTATTCTCCAGATACTACTTTAAAAAATCCTACATTGAATATAGATAATGTTTCTATTGAAAATGAGATTGATGGTATAGTACATTACTATAATGTAATGGCTACTAAAGTAAATGCTTTACCTTATAAAGAAGGAAAAGATGGTGAAACAAAAGTAGGTAATGCTCCAGGTTATTATCCTATAAAAAGAGATATATTTTATGGTGATGAAAATAAAGGTAGAACTGTAGAATTAGGAATTAATAATCCTGATTTTCCTATATACAATCTTAAGGATGTATTTAAACCTACTTATAAATCATTATCTATATTAAACAATACAGATAAAGTAATATCAACTAAAGGTAGAAGAAAAGTAAAAAGTGCAGTTTATGTACCACATAATTCTAAATTATCAACAGATCAATTAGGTGGTATGGATAATCCATACTATTCTCCTTATGGTCAAGGTAATGTTTTAATAGAATTAGATCCTACATATCCGTATTTAGGAGCCACTACTAAAGTAGATACTTCTAGTAATTTTAAAGATACCGATCAAAGTAAAAATGATATAGGTGTACGTAATACTAGTAGTATTTTTATAGGTCCTCAAAAAGGAAGTTTTCATTTCTTTCCTATTGATAATCCTAAAGCAGTATATAGATATGGTTCTATAAAAAGAAATAATCCTACTCAGTATGGAGTTATTACTGGTATGGAATATGTACCTACTGATTTAGTAATAGCTAATCCTACATTTAATGTAAACAATACATTAGTAGAAGAAGCTAAAGGTTTAATTGGAGATGGATTTATAGATTTATTTTCAGTTCAACGTACTAGATGGGCTAATAAAAGAGGTTATACTTATGGTGGTAGAGCACCTGAAGTACATGTTGGAGTATCTACATTTTTTACAGAATCTAATATTAATCATAGATTAAGATATGCTGAAGGTACTGATACTAAAACATACTATCCTAAACAAATACTTACAACACCAATTAAAGATTGGTTAAACAATTATAATAATAGAGTATTGATTGATAACTATTATAAATATAATAATGATTATCATAAAGATGCTTCTAAAAGAACTTATAATTTAGATATAATAGATTTAGATTTACAATCAATTACTTCTTATCCTACAAGGATATTATATTCAGAAGTCTTATTAGATGAAGAAAGAAGTGATAGTTATAGAGTATATTTAGCAAATAATTATAAAGACTTACCTAAGAATAAAGGGTTTATTACTCATTTATTTAATAAAGGACAAGACTTATTTGCTATAACAAGAGATAGTATTTGGAAGTTATTTGCTTCTAATTCAACTATTAAAACAAATTCAGTTGATAATATTACTGTAGGAACAGGAGAATTTTTATCTCTTGATCCAATTGAAGTATTATCTATTGATGGAGGTTATGCTGGTTCATCTTCTAAAATGGGATTAGTAGAAACTCCTTATGGTTATTTTTATTGTGATAGATATAAAGGAAGATTTATATTATTTGATAATCAACAAAAAGATGTTGGTTTAATTGGTGTAAATGAATTTTTAAGTGAGAATTATCAACTAGAAATAGCTAACCAAATATCAGCATTAGAATCTGAATTTGATAGTCCTTTATCTAATTATGGATACTTAGTAGGATATGAACCAGTAACACAAAGAATATTAGTTACTAAGTTAGATTATAAATTTACATCTGCTAGTTTCTTATTATATAAAGGAATATATAATCCTGAAACTACTTATACAGCAGGAGATATTTATTTAAAAGATGGTGTGTTTTATAAATTTACTAGTCAAAGTACTTCATATACAACAATATATGAATCTTCTAATTTAAGTGATTTCACACCAAGTACTGTTGAGGATATTGATTATACTTTTACTAATCCTACTAATGGAGATTTAATTAAAAGTCCTGTAGATCCTACTAAATTAATATATACCGCTGATGAAGGTTATGTGGGTTCAGATTCATTTTCTATTACAGCTAATTGTTTAGTAGAACCTGTTACTGTAACTGTAGAAGATTCACCTTTATTACCAGATGAAGAAGCTACAATACCAGAGGATTCTATAAATACAGCAACTGTTATGACTGTTGCAGGTACATATACAGATCCTTTAACCTATTCAATAGTTGGTGGTGATGATATATATGGAGTATTTACTATTAATGCTTCTACAGGATTAATAACCGTATCAGACAATAGTACATTAGATTATAATATAAAAGATAATTACTTATTAAGTGTTAAAGCTTTAAGTGGTGATGGTAAATTTATTACTTCAGATAATACAGTAAATATAACACCAGTAGGTAATACTATTACAGGAACTAATCAAACAGTAACTATATTAGATACAACACCTTCTGATACAGTAATAAAAGTATTAACACCTGCTACACAAACCAAAGATTCTGTAATAATTTATAGTATAGTATCTGAATCAACTGCTGGTGTTTTTGAATATAATTTTGATGATCCTACTAATTTAGAAGTTAAATTAATAAATAATTCTTCATTAGATCCTTCTATAACCAGTAGTTATGTAATTACTATAAAAGCAGAGGATAATAACAATGCGGCTATTTATGATGATTTTACATTAACTGTTACTGTAGTATTTGATCCAGATACATTAGTTAATGAACCTGGAGATTATGTTTGTAGTACATCTATTGAATACTATAATACTGAAGTATCACAAAGTTTTAGAAAAGCTGGATGTGCATCAGGAAGTACAGGAACTTATGTAACATATACTGTACCAGCAAATACTTTTTCAGCTAGTTCACAAGTAGCAGCTGATGCTTTAGCTACTGCTGATATAGCTGCTAATGGTCAAACTTATGCTAATACAAATGGTAGTTGTTTATTAAATAGTGTAATATCAACATTAGTTGTTGATTTATATTATGATACTGCTTTAGATGTTTGTGGATATATTGATACAGTTGGTGTTTCTGAAACAGGAAGTATAGTAAGTTCAGATAATAATTTTTACTTAAATAGTGATGATGCAGCTAATGCTTATATATTAGCATCTGATAGAGTAACAAGTGGTTCTTTAACAAGAAGATTTGAATTTAATATAGCTAAATTAATAAATAAATATACAGATGATACTGCTGTTCCTACTTTTACATTTACTATAAGAGGTAGGTCAACATCAGCAGGAATAAGAAGTGGTGTTTATTCACTTAAATATCCTTATCAAACTATGACTATGACAGGAACTGAAGGAACTTATATTCCTTCTGTAAGTCCAGCAGGAGGTCCTACACCAACATCATTTGAAACACATGTTGTTTCTGGAGGAGATGGAACTGTAGGATTAGGTATAGGATCAGAAATGCTTAAATTTACATACAATAGAAGTTTAAATACTATATCAATAGTAACATACTAATGGCTAGAGGTACAAAAACATATACAACTGGTAAGATAAGATCTACTAGGTTAAATAAAATTATTCTTACATATTTTAATGTAGACCCTGCTGGTACATTTCAGTCAGGTGATTATGCTTTTACACAAGAATATTTTGAACCAGAAGCTAATTCTTTAGACTGTCTTGCTGATACTACAGATCCTATTACATTTACTTTCTTAGACCAAACAGGTTTAGCATTAAGTACTTTAACTGTATCTGATGTATTAACATTAACAGGATTTACAGGAATAGCTCCAGTTACAATAACTGGTGGAGAATATAGAATTAATGGTGGTACTTGGACAAGTGCTGCTGGTACTATAACTTCTGGTCAAACTTTACAATTAAGAAATACAACTTCTGCATCAAATGATACAACTGTTTCAACAACAGTTACTGTTGGTACAGTGAGTGATACTTGGACTATACGTACATTAACAGCATCTGGTACAGCATGGAGAGTACAAGCAGCAAGTTTAACTTGCGGAACTGGTGAATATGAAGGTTATGTAATACATACAACACTAGAAGAATACACTGTTTCTACAGGTATTAATACAGGTGTTACTAAAGATAATGATCCAATTGATCCAGATTATATACCAGGATATTATGATGTTGAAGAATGTCCTCTACCAGGAGTTACAGAATATAGATTAACTGCATATTCAAGTGATAGTAGAGCTGATGCTTGTGCTGAAACAACACCTTTAGGAGCACCTATATCTGTTTATTCTTCTATAAGTAATCCTTTAACTAATAAAACATTATATAATCAACCAGAATTAATTAGTGCTTGGACTTCTGTTCCTACAAATGGAGATTACGTTAAATTCTATGTAGCAGGAACTCCTGGAACTACTTATGTAGGTGTGGTAGATTCTGGTGGTAATATGACTAGTATTGCAACTTGTTAAGATAAATAATAATGGCAACTATAACAGTAGATAATAATTTACCAACAACAATTGATGTTAATACTCTTATTAACTCTGCTTCTGATGGTAAATGGAAAATAGTAGGTACTACCTTAGTACATGATAATGTAAGAGATTCTTATATAGATAGAGTAATTCCTGAATTAACAGAAGGTACTACTTATAGGGTTACTTATGTAGTAAGTACTTATACATCATGTAATGTTAGAGTTTACTTAGGTGATACTGCTGGAACTATTAGAACATCTGCTGGAACATTTGTAGAAACTCTTGTTATGAGTGGACAAAAGAAAGTAAGATTTTGGGCTGATGGTAATGTTATTATACAATCTTGTAAAATAGAAGAATTAATAACAGTACTTGTAGATACTCCTGTTGATATGACAGATACAGCAGTTGCTGAAAATAAATCATGGACATTATCTTATAATCCTATATTAGAACAGTGGATTAGTTTTCATAGTTATTTACCAAATAACTATTTATTACATCCTACAAGATTTGTAGCTAAACGTAATGATACTCAATTAAAATTAAGTAACTCTGGAGATTATGGTAAGTATTTTAATAATACTATAAAACTATTTATATTAGAAACAGTATTTAATGATAATCCTTTATTTACTAAAGTATTTGATAATATAACAGTTAATGTTATATCAGAAGATGCTAATAGAGTATCTACTAATAAGTTCTTTGATAAAATGGTTATTAATACAGAATATCAACTATCTGGTGAGTTAACTTTAAATACTACTAATTTAACTAAGAAAGAAAGAAATTGGACAATAAATAAATTTGCTGATTTAACTAATAGTAGTACACAACCTTTATTTACTAAATCTTGGGCAGATATTAAAACATTATATCCAATTGATAAAACAGTAAATACTTCTAAAATAAATACAGCTAAACCTTGGTATCAACAAGCTAGATTTAGAGATAAATTTTTATCTGTTAGATTTATAGAAAATAATACAGATAATAATAAAATAACAGTAAAATTTGTAAGTAGTATATTTAGACAATCTCAAAGATAAATTTGGATTTGTAATATTTTATTTGTAAATTTGTAAATTGTACTACATTAATGGCAAAGAAGAATAAAAAGAATTGTTATGAATTTGGATCTTTTGTAAAAGCTAATGCTTCTGGAATAGGAAGTGCTGGACAGTTTGCTGCTGGAGCTTTAGATACCTTTAAAAATCCAAATAAAGCTAATATAGGATTAAGTGCTGGACAAGGTGCTTTATCTGGTGCATCTGCTGGAGCTGCTTTAGGTCCATTAGGAATGCTTGGAGGTGCTTTAATTGGAGGTGCTTTTGGATTAGCTGGTGGTATCAAACAAAAACAACAAATAGATAATCAAAGAGATGCTACTTATGGTGACTTAAGAGGTCAACAATCTACTGGTATGAGTACTGCTAATGTTAATCCTTATGGTACTCAAATATATGCGTTTGGTGGTGAGGTAGATATTGATCCAACATCTAGACAACAATGGAATGGGTTTGTAGATTTTGTTGCTGCAAAAGGTTTAAAAGGTTCTCCTAAATTAGATCAGAGAGATACAAATTTAAGCAAGAAATTATTTGAAGAGTATAGTAAACAAAATAAACTTCAATTAAACTATGATGAATTTATTCCTAAAGTACAACAAGATATATCTAATTATAGAACTAAAGCTTTAGAACAAATTAAATCTGGTAAAGCTGTATTTAATGGAGCAGAAGAAGATTTTATGCCAGGATTATCTAATGTAGATGGTTGGGCAGGTTCTAGAACAACTTCATATAAATTTCCTTCTGATAAGATTGTTAATCCAGCTACAAATACACCTATAGCTCCGAATACAGTATATCCAAAATTAGCTAATGGTGGACAAATAAATCAAAATATAATTAATATTGAAAAAGGTGAATTACAGATAGATACTAATTCTGGTAAAATACTTAGAGAATATAAAGGTGTTAATCCTGAAAGTGCTGGTTTGTATCAACCTCATGCTAAGAAAGGTAAAGATACTGATAATAACTTTGTTACAGCAGAACCTGGTACTTTTATTATAACCAAAGCAAAAGCTGGTAAATATAAGAAAGCTATTGATAATAATGATAAGTTAGCACAACAATCTATATTACAGAATATAAGAAATTATAAGTCTACTGTAGAAAATGGTAAATTAAAATTTGCTAATGGTAGTGATGTTAAAAATCCTTATTTACCTAATAATTATTTAGCAACTTCTGGTATTCAACCAACTCCTACTTATGGATTAACAGCTTCTTCTGCTCAATTTAAACCTACTACATTTACACCAGGTGCACCAATTGTACCTAGTAAGATTTCAAATGGTATGCAAGTTACTGATATGTTATATAAACCATCAGGTACTCCTTATGTACCTGATCCTAGTATGTTAACCAAAGGATTAAATGCTGTGTCAAAATATGGTCCAGCAGCTTTTAATATAGCTAGAGGAATGTTTGGTAAAGCTGAACAAGAAAGATATGGTACTAAAGCAATCAATCCTTATCTAAATCAGATACAAGCTAACATGCCTAAAGATATTGATATGCAACCTATCTATAATGATATATACTCTCAACAAAGAGTAGGTGTACAAGATCTTAGAAACAACTCTAATAATTCAGCAGTATATAGAGCTAATAGACAAAACATTACTGCTAATACACAAAGACAAATTAGTGGTGCTAGATTACAAGGTCAAATGGCTAATAATCAAATTAGAGGTCAAAGATCTAGTATATACGCAGGACTTGGTGCACAAGATATGCAAGAACAACAAAGATTACAACAATATAATTTAGGCATTAATCAAATCAATGCTCAGAATAGAGGAGCTAAACAAAATCTATTAGGAAAAGGATTATCTCAATTACAACAAGTTAATCAGAATGATAAATTTAATGCTAAACAATATGAGATGCAAATGTTACAATACAAGTTATTACCTCAAATATATGCTAACTGGAAATATTATTCTCCAGAATATGATAACTTACTTAAAAAGAAATAATTATGGGAATATCAAGATACACAACTCCAGTAGAACAGACATTAGAAAAATATGTTCCTGTTCCTATGGATAGTATATATAAAGCTGCTGAAAAAATTCAAGAAAGAGGTGATTTAGCACAACAACAAAGAGATGAACTTGAAACAGGTTTAGGCTCATTAGAAGCTTATGCTCCTGCTCAAAGAGATTTTATAAGTAATTATACTAATGAATTTAGAACTAAAAGTTCAGAGTTATTAGGTAAATATCAAAATAATACATCCGACCCTGAGTTTATTAGAGAATCTAGAAAATTAAATATGCAATTTGCAAGAGATCCTAGATTACAGATAATAAAGCAAACTAATGAAAAGATTAAACTTAATGAACAAATTGCTAGTAAATTACAAGCAGAGGGTAAGTTATTTATTAAACCTGAATTTACTGGAGTAGATAGTAAAGGTAGACTTACTGCTGAAGTAGGTAATGTACAAGGAATTAATACTTTAGATGAATGGTCAAATGCTGGTAAAGTAGCACATGCTTCTACTGAACTTGTAGGTAATATGCTTACTAATGAGCGTAATTTAGAAGGATTTAGACAAGGTATATTAGGAGATGTTGAAGGTCAAGCTAAATTAGTTAAAGCATATATGCAACAAGGTATGAGTCAACAAGAAGCAGCTAATGCAGTTAAAACTAATATAAGAGGAATTATTGATCAATATGGTGTTGTAACCAGACCAGATACTTCTTTTGAATCATTAGCTTTACAAAAACAACAAATACGTCAAGGAGCTTATCAGTTTGAACAAACTAGACAAGATAGAAAAGCAGAAGCAGAAGCAGCTAGAAATAATGCTTTAGAAATTGCTAGAATTAAAGCCGCCAAAAAAGAAGATGACTCTAGTAATGTACCTAGTTTTAGAAAAGATAATACTGGATTTACTACATCTGCACCAACTACAAAAACTGAAGATGTAAATAAAAGTAAACAATTTGTTCCTAGCTTTGGTCATTCTACTATAAATACTCCTACTCCTATGGGTAGTGGATTAGAAAACTTTGGCGGAGCTGGTTATTTTAGACAAAATGCTAGTACAGATAATAAATCATATAATGGTACATTAGTTAAACAAAGAGGAGCTGCTAATATTAAAAATGGTCAATTTGAAGGAGTATCTAATGTAGCTGTAGACACTAAAGGTAATATTATTACATCAAAAAATAAAGGCGACTTTATTGAAAAGAATGGTAAAACATATTATACTTACAAAAATGATGATAACAAAAATGTTTTTGTAGAAGCAAAACCAATGTCTATGAAAGTTTATACAGATAAAGGTACAGGTTCTATATATTATTCTCCAGCTACAGAACATGAAGCTATGAGATATATGGGAGCTACAGCATCTTACTGGGAAGGTAAAAGAACAATAGCTGATGATTATAATATAAAGCCTAATAAAGCTTTACCAAAAGAAATTATTGCAAAAGTTAATAATATTAATTTAGCAGATCCTAATGAATTATATAGTTTATTACGTGTAGGAAATAAAAGAGGATATGATAATAAAGATATAGAAAATACCTTTCTTAAGGTATCTAATGAAACAGTATTAAATGATAAAGAAACTGCTATATTAAGTAACATATTAACTGATATACAAAATCAGCAAATATATAACATGTATAATAAAGGTGAATTTAACAACCAAGGAAAAAGAGGAAATATTTTCAATCCCTCATTAAAAGAATCTAATGATAATACCTATACTCAATTAGATGTTAACGATGCTGTAGAAAAAGCTTTAAAAGATTTAAACGACGATTAATATGCCTGATAAAATAGATTTTCTTGGTCTTGGAATAAAAGAGCTAAAAAGCGGTGCTTTAGTAAAACCTGAATATGATAAATTTAGTGCTAGTGATAATTATCATTATAGTAGTAATAATTATATTTCAGAAGAAGTTTCTTTAGAGCAAGGTAAAGAGTTAATGCGTCAACAAGCTAAAAAGCTTAAAGAAGACACCGAAAGAGATCTTGCTGAAACTGGTTATACTCCTGAAAATATTAAAGAATTTAAAAAATCAGAAGACTTCTGGCATGGTATATTTGAAACTACTAAAAAAGGTATAAATAAACTTATTGATATTAAATTTCCTGAAATAGGATATGGTCTTAGAATAGGAGCTACTACTCCAGATGCTCCAAAAGTAGAGAATAAACCTTCTCAATCAAGATCTGTACAAGAGATTTCACAAGAATATATTAATGCTTCTAAATTTAAAAAACAATATGATAGAGCTATATCTAGTAATAAAGTAAAAAAAGAAGATGGTAGTTGGGGAACTTTAGAAGAATATCTTCCTTATTTAAAAGATGTAACTGTATTAGATAAATTATGGAATTCTGCTGTAATTGAACAAAGTGGTTTAGGTAATAAAAAACTTAGTATTAATTGGACACCCACATCTCATAAAGAATTTCAATTTTGGGAAAGACAAGGTAAAACAGACAGAAGTAAAGTTGGTATATCACAATTCTATCTTACCAAAGATGAAGATGGTAATGATGTACTTGGTATAGCTCAATTTAATAATCTAGATCAATTAAAAAAAGCAGGTAATGTATTTCTTAACAACTTTGGACCTGCTCCAGTTAAAACTGGATTTTGGAGAGAATTTAGTGCAGGATTAGGTAATGCTAAAAGTGGCTTAGAAAGAAGTTTATTAAATTATGCAGAAGGTGCTAGTACATTTGGTACAGATGTTCTTAAAAATTTAAATCCTCAAACAGCTTTAGTAGGTAATAATCCTGAATTAACAAAAGGTTTACGAAAATTACAAAAATTCTCTGATAATTATAGAGCTTATAATGATTTAAATAATTATGAGCCTAGTGAAACAGGTGGTACTATGGCTTGGTTAGGAGCTGGTGTAGGACAAGGAGCTGCTTCATTAGCACAATTTGCTGTTATGAATGCAGCGGGTGGAAATATAGGTGCTTTAGTTAGTCCTAAACTATCTGCTATAGGTAAGTTAGATAACTTAACTACATTTGGTGCTGGTGCTGTTATGAACTTTGGTGAAGCTTATGAGTCTGCTTTAAATGCTGGACTTGATAAAAGTACTGCTTCTAAAATAGGTATGCTTACTGGTGCTATAAATGGTATTATAGAATCTGCTGTTGGTACAAACCAATTAACTAATTGGCTATCTGGTGGTGGTAGTAGAATACTTGCAGAAAGAGTATTAGTTGATTTAGGAGGTGATGTTTCAGAAACATCTATGAAGAAGTTATTAAATACTTGGCAAAGACAAACTTCAGGTAAAATTGCTCAAATTATGAATACTCCTATATTAGGTAATGCTATAGAAGAGGGTATTGAGGAATTTTCTCAAACTATGACTCAAAAATCAATTGAAAATTTATATGATGCTTTTTTTGCCGATGATAAAGAAATAGGTAAAGGTAAGTTTGGTACTCAAGCTTTTTCTAAAGAATCTATTATGGAAGCTTTAGAAGCAGGATTCTTTGGTGCTATACTTGGTGGTAGTATGGGTACTGTTAAGTTAGGTGCTGATTCATATAATAAATATGTTAAAAAGAAAACATCTGATGATTCTCCTATATTAGAATACTTAGCACAAGGTAATAAATCTCAAATAGTAGCTATGGTAGAAACTCTACATAGTAGAGGTATTATTAATGATAATCAAAGAGAGTTTTATACTCAAAAAATAAATCATTTAGCTGAATTAGTAAGTAAAGAAGAAGGTAGATTTGCTGGATTAGAAGAAACTTATGGTGAAAAAGCAGCTGCTAATGTTAAAAAACAAGCGTATGGTATTATTAATAGTATTGCTCAATTAGATATAAAATTAGAAGAATTATCTAAAAAAGAACAAACAGAAGATACTTTAAAAGAAACTAAAAAAACATTAAGAAAAAGAGATTTTTATAATAAGTATTTAACTGAAGAATTTACTCCTAGAGAAGACGGTAAAGTAAATGCTGTAGAATATGATAATTATTTAAACCAAGATGATGTATTACAAAACAAGTGGCAAAGATTTAATATAGAAACTGATATAACTTCTGTAGAATCTAGTATAGAAAGACATCGTACTATTGTTGAAAGAAATCAAGAAACTTTAGATAATACTAGAGCTAAAAAAGGTAAAGCTGCTAAAGAAATTCAAAAAGAAATTGATATTAATAATTTTTTAATAGGACTATATGAGAATCAATTAAAAAATTTACAAGATCGTTCTCAAAAATATGTTGATGAATATAATGAAATTACATCAAAAAAATATCAACTTGATTTAGAAAAAAAACAAGAAGAAAAACAAGCTCAAGACAATGCTGTTAAAACAAAAGAAGAAACTTCTGCTCCTGTTGATATACAACCAGGTGTTGAAGGTAATAGTGAAGTTGAATTAGATGAATTAGAGAAACCTACTTCTCAATTAGAAGAATTATTACAACAAAAAGAAGAAATTCTTGTTGAGTTAGAAAATAATCCTGATTTGGATCAAGAAACTATTGCTGAATTAGAACAAACTATTGAATCTATTGATGCAGAAATAAATAGTTTAGATGCTGATATACAATTAACACAAATTGATTATCAAAATCAAGTTACAGAATTAGCTGAAAAATTAGCTACTTTTGCTGACTTAGATGATGATGATAAAAATCAAGCATTCTCTGCTATTAAGAAAGAAATAGAAAGATTAATTCCTGCTTATAGAGATCAAGGAATTGATGTTTCAGAATTAAATAAAGCTCATGAAGATTTAACTAAAGAAATATTATCAATTAGAGCTAGAATTAAAGCACAAAAAGATGCTTTATTACAACAGTTAGAAGATGATAAAAAAGCTAAAGAAAGGAATGATAGAGCTTTAGTTAGCAGTATTAATTTCTTTGATAGAGTTGAAAGAGTTAGATTTATGAATGCACATCCTGATTTTTGGAATGATGCTGAATTTAATGCTATTTTCTTAAATACTCCTATAGAAGAAATATTAAGTGAAATTGAATTAATAGGAGCTACTGCTGAAAGTTTAGGACTTAAAGCAGGTTCTATTGTAGGTAAATGGAATAATGGTACTAATATTGTTACTCCTGAAATAGTTGTGTCTTTATCTTATAGAGGTAAGAAACTAGGTAATTTAAATCAATTAGATAGTTTTACTGTTAATGATCCATCAGAAGTTAATCTTACTGAAGAACAATTAGAAAATACAGTAGTTAGAAATACTAAACTAATAGCTTTATTACAACAGAAAGGTTTCCTTTCATCACAAGACTTAAAAGATATAGGTTTTAACTTATCTTGGAACGGTGATTTTAATTTAGATACTACTGTAAGTAGAACATTAGTTAAAGATTTACCTAATGCTAAACTAGTTGGTAAATCTGGTAAGTCTTTTTATTATCTATATGATAGAGTTAATCAGAGAGAAATAACAGATTTAGTTACTGATCCTAATAATGAATTAGATAATATTCCTTCTATACCAGATGACTTACAAGAAAGATATGTTGTTTTAGTTAAAGCAAATAATGGTAAGTTATATTGGATTGGTACGCAAAATCAAGTTTTAGATAAACAATCTCAAGATAGTATATATAAATATATATTTGAACAGGTAGAAGAATTGAAACAAATTGTTGACCCTGTTAAGTATAAAGAAAAAGTTAGTAAAATTAATAGATACTTAGAGTCTACTATTTTTGTAGCTAGTAATGATGAAACTAAACAAAATACTCAAATACAATTAACTACTCCTAGTGGTACTAATAGTAAATATGGATTAAGATTAAAAGGAGTTAGGAAAAGAATAGAATTAAATCAAGCTACTTATTCTACTATGGATGATTTATTAGCAGGACTAGATTTAACAAATGTTAATCTTAGAGTTCCTTTAGTTAATAATGCCTCTGTATCAGAAACTATTAATTCTTTATCTATTAATTTAACTCCTACTTTGTTTAAAAAGCCAAGTGCTATTAGTATTAAAATAGATGAAGACAAACTTAATTCTAAGTTAGTAGATGCTCCTACAGCAGAAACACAAGTTGTTGAAACTCCTGTTGAAGAAGCAGAAGTAACACCAACTTCTTCTAAAGTTAATGTTGTAGCTGTAGAAGATCTTTCAGTATATGATCCTGAATATAATAATTTATCAGAAGATATTAAATCACAAATTGATTCAGAAGTTGCTCCTTTATTAGAACAATTAAATCAAGCTAAAGGTTTAAAGAAAGAAGGAATACGTGTTAAAATTAGAGCTGTTATTAATAAATATAAACCTGATAGTAACATGCCTGTATTCTCTATTGGTT